ATGAAAAATTTTGAAGTGCGAATCTATTCGCCAGAAAACACCACTGAACGCTGGTATGTTTACATTTATGATCCAACCAACAGAAAGATCATAAAAAAAATTTACAAAGGAATTAACAATAAAGTTGATCTTGATGAAAGAAAACTTTATTGTGAAATGTACAAACAAGACCTTGAAAAAAGGTTAAGGCACGGTTGGATTCCCAAAAATGAAAAGAACACTTTACCACAACCTGAAGACCTGGGTTACAACATTATTGAAGCGTTTGACTTTGCTTTTAAAGTCTTTGAAAAGAAACTTGCTTTAAAAACAAATCAGGATTACAATTCTATTTACAGAGCAATTAAACCTGAAATTATCAATTTAGGGTGGCAAAACCACAATGTAAAAGATTTTGAAACATATCACATCAAATTGTTATTGGAAGCCACAAAAAAGGCTAATAAGTGGTCAAATATTCGATACAATAAAGGTGCTAATGTTCTTCGGTCAATTTTCACTGTATTAAAGAAAGAATTTATAGTTAAGAATAATCCGGCGCATGGATTAGAATATTTGGAAGAAGAAGAATCAATGATAATTGATCTGATCACACCGAAAGAACAAACTTTGATTATTAATCATTTTAAAATGGTTTGTCCTAACTTTAATATTTTTCTTAAAATAATCTATCAGTGCGGAATTAGACCCAATGAAATCAGGCAAATAAAATGTTCTATGATTGATATGGATAAACAAATTTTTAATTTACCAAAAGAAATAACCAAGAAAAAAGCAAGGAAAGTTCCTATTTCAGACGATTTAAAGAATGATCTACTTAAACTTGATTTATCAAATGAAGATTATTATTTATTTGGGATTGAAAGTCCATATTGCAGAAGAAAAGATAAATTGTTTGTTTCCTCTCCTTTCATTTTGTCCGTAAATGTTGCCGGAAACCTTTGGCGTGATAACGTTCATAAAGTTTTGGGAATCTATAAAAAAATGTATTGGTTCAAACATAAAGGCGCAAATGATAAAGAAGATAATGGAATGGAAATTAAAACCGTAAAAGAAGTTTTTGGACACTCCAATGAAAAGATTACACAGATTTATGCAACCAAACATCAGGAACGAGAATTTGAAACTGCAAGAAAGTTAATGCCAAAATTTTTGTAAAAACTATGCGCAACTAAAAACGCTACATCAACTTTGCCCGCCTCGGTCGGGCAATTTTTTTTATTAAAGCATTCAATGGTTCTTCAATATAATGAAAGATCAACCATGAAATGATAAGCATTATTACGTACAGTAAAACAAATGAATGAACTTTTTTAGTAATTAAGTCCTGAACAACTCCCATGTGTATAATGTAGAATACGTACGAGCTTTTGCCTAATTTTTCAAATAATCCAGTAGAAAGAATTCTGGAAATAAATGTTTCTTCTTTTATCAGCCCATATATTAGCGGAACAATGCCGAACAACGGGAGAAAATAATTATTAATGATCTGACCTTCTAAAGTCAACACGCCCACTTCCTTGTCTCCTTTAACTACATAAAGCAAAACACAACTGATTACAATAAAAAATGTTCCAAAATACGTTAAATAGACTGTTTTATAGTTTATCATTTTAATGTAATATGAAAGTAAAAATCCGGCTATAAACTCAAAAGACCTACCTAAAAAAGTATAATTCCTAATGAAATCACCATCTTTAAATATTAGTAAGGAAACTCCCAACAAAACAAAAGGAATTAATTCGATTAATAAAATCTTTTTATTTTTAACTAAAAAGATGAGCACCAAAGCAAAAGCATAAAAACATTCTTCTACAGTCAAAGTCCATCCCTGCGGTATTCCAGTAAATTTATACTCGTCTGAAAATCCTTTTAGTAACGTGAAATTTAGCGCTATTTCTTTCAGACCACTTGGAGGAAAAACTAAAAAAGTAAGTAGCGTAAAAATAAAGAATATGGGGTATATCCGGGCGAATCTATTGATAAAATACTGCTTTACATTCACTTCTTTATCACCGTATCTGTATCCAATTAAAAAACCACTTAAAACAAAGAAAATTGTTACACCTATATGAAATTCATTAACAATACCATATAAAATTGTTTCTTTCCCAAATGGGTTGAAATGATGAAAAAAAACCATGCTCGCTGCAATAGTTCTCAATCCTGTTAATGATTTTATATAATTTTCTTTCATGGTTTTCAAAAATACTAAAATTTATCTAAATAAGGATTAAAGTAAGATTTAGTATTTTACGTAAAGTTTTGTCGTATTATAATTATTAAATTGCTGAAAATTTATTGATATGAAAGTAAAGCTTAAACTATTTTACGCCCCGATTGAAGAGTGCTATTATATACACTATTTTAAAGACTATAGTTTTATTTTATACAAGGTTGAAAATATAAATCCGCTTAATATAATGCCTATTGAGAGTTTCGGAGTTGTGCATACTGCAGATAGAACAATTGTGAAATTAGTGGAAGAATTTGCTATAGCTGAATTTGAAAAGCTGAATTTTGGGTATTGAAAAACCCGCTGTTAAAGCGGGATATTTTATTTTGATTTTAAAAGTATTTGCTCAAACTCTTTAGCGTATATTGCTATTTGATCCATTCGGTCGGTCCCGTTAATACATCGACGAGCGTTTCGGTAATCTTTTTTCTTATCATTGATGTAGTCGCTTATCTTTTTTCCCGTGAAAACTCCATTTTTAAACCCGTCAATTAAAATAAACCAGGCATAATCCGGCTTCATTGCCAAATCGGGTATTTTAAGCAGGTCAACACCAAGTTTTTTAGAGTATGCCTTATAGTTGTAATCCCAAGTAATTTGAACGTAGCCACGGCCGTAATACGGATAATATCTGAAATTACGCTTTCTCCAATCTTCGGAAAGTCTCGGCGCCTCACGTACTGGAAGGAATGTTGATCCCGTTTCGTGAAAAACTGTAGCAAACACATAAGCCCACTGCGGAAGTGTAAAGTAAGCTTGATCCCTTTCGTAGAAGTTTAGAAACAAATCGATTGCCTCAACTTCCTTTTGAGACAGTGATTTATCTGGATCTAAATTCTTTCTGTATTCATCAAAGAAAATCTTTCTGTTCATTTTTCTATAAAATAATCAATTATGTATTTTAATAATATCCCGGAAGCAATTCCGAGCGAGTAGTATGTAAAGATCAATCCGACCTTTAGCATTGAATCTGTCATTTTTTATTGAATAAATTTATCCTCCATTTAGGCAGATAGCTTTTAAGCCAGTTAATTAGAAAGAACCCTAAAATCATTGAAATCAACACAATCCAGATCATGGCGCCAAATGTTACGCCTTTACGTTCTACATCAACCTTCTTAGAATCCTTTTGAGATTGATATTTGGTTTCGGTCTTATATGTAGTTTCGGTAATGTATGTAGTGTGATTGAAATATCGGTAGACATATTCAATTTGTTCATTTTTTTCGCTAAATTCTACATCTGCATCACCGGAAAAGATTAACGAGCCATATTGAAGTTGATAAGGCGTTCCGTTGGAGGTTATTTTTAAGCTGTTATTTGCAAGGAATTGCGAAAGACTGGTAAATGATTCTGTTTGGCTATTTGAATCTGTTTTTACCTCCCCAGAAGCTTTAATCTCGGATTCTGTCTTTTCTGATTCTTTAGTCATTTGGCGTTTCCGGGACCCGCAACTCACAACAAAAATAACAACCAGGCTAATCCAAATAAATTTTTTCATTGTTTTCTATTTTATATCTGCGAATCACGTAATCATTTTTATGGAAAAGCCTGTAAAGCCAACCACCACGGATAGTATCAACACCTACTGGAATGTCAATTTCGGTTACCGGTTCGGTTTTGTTTTCAACTTTTGTCGCTTCTTTGTTCCGATAATCCAACCCGCTTCCTTTATTCTTAGCCTGGTCAACATGTTCGGTTAAAGAAAGAATGTACATTTTTAACCTGTAAATCAGGTTTTCTTTCTTTTTTTCTACCTTCTCGGCCTTTTGCAGGAGCACTTTATTTTCTTGCGTTATTTCTTCCAATTTCTCTATCTTTTTAGCGAGAGTAATTGAATCGGATTTAACTTGCCCCGGCATAAAGCAAAAAATCATTGTTAAAATAAATACTAGATTTTTCATTTCATTATTTTTTTATAATACTGTTAATGTCCTCGGCCATCTTCTCGTCATTGTAAATCTTCCGTTCTAAAATCTTCTTTAATCGCTCGGCCTCTTCTATTTTTTTTGTTACCATATATTCAAGATCCTGTTTATTTGATTTTTCATTACACGAATCATATATTTTTTTGTAGTAAGCAACCCGGCCATTTAGCGTGTTTATCTCCAAAGAATCATTTAATCTTGTTGTTTTTAAAGAATTATTTAACGTTTTAATTTCTTGACTTGAAGCCTTCTCACCTTCTTTTTTACCTTCATTATAATAGTAAACAGAAAACCCCACCGCAAAAAACAAAAGAGTGAAATAGAGTATACCCCATCCGTATTTCTTTTGTAAAAAGCGCTGAATAAAAGTCATTCTGCCTTCTATCAATTCCGCACCCTCTTTCAATCTTCTCATTTCTCAGTATTTTAATCAATAATCTCAGTTTTTCATATCAGTAGTTTTTATATTTAAATTGGTGTTCCATTAATCGAAATATTTCCGTAAACGTAGGTATATCCTCCGGCCGATGCTAGTTTAAAGTATAATGGAACAGATGTTCCCGTTGGCGAAATATTTGTGGCTGTTAAATTTTCAATGGATGCAGAAAGATTTATCTTTCCACGGTTAATTGTGTACCCCGGGTTTGTTGATGGCACCGTTGTGGTTACATTGTCAATTATTACGGTTCCTATATTCCCAGCACCCGGTTTATCCACTGAATTAGGATTCTGCCAGTAATTATCAATAAGAATAGTATAATTAGCAGTTGAACCGCTAATATTTTTGATAGTGATATTATCAACCCTGCTTTGCCCGGAAAAGATTCTTATTCCAAATAGCGAGTTAATAAATTGAATATCTTCAATTTCTATATCAGAAATAGGCGCGTTTGCCTCCGGTGGAAAGAAATTCGCTGCAGTAGAAATATTGTAAAGATCATCTGCATTCATTCCTATACCATCGTCATAGGTTGAAATTACGCCTCGTTTAATTGAGCAGTCCTTACAGCCCCCATCCCAATGCACACCGTCCATATTAACGGTAGGATTTGCACCTACGTCAACCACAAAATCAGATATGTGCCCATTCAAAACGTTACAAGCATGTTGAGCGTATGTCTTTGGGGTGTACATTTTATGATTTTTAAGCGTGATATTCTCAACACCATACCAACAGAATATGATCACAAAGCCGTATTCGTTAGTTCCTTTTACCGTTTGGCCGGCGCTGTTCCCATTCCACACTCCGCCATCTAAATGAATGTTCTTGTCTAATATTGCCAAATGATTTCCCCAAACCAAATGCTTATTCCTAAACATCGGTTTATTTACCCCATTTCGAAGCACAGCGCCCTTATTGGCTGTTACATAAATATTAGTATTGCTTTCTAAGAATAAGGTGCTTGACAAGCTAACCGCCTTATCCCAATACAAATCAATATACCCTCCTGAAAGGGCGTTTTGAATTAAAGAATAGGCATCGTCATTAATTACGGGAGCACCCAAGGTCAAAACACTTTCAACGAAATTTGAAGGTAAAATATCACTCAAATGTACCACCCTCTGTTCTTTTTTAGCAGCTCTTTTTTTTAATATTTCTATTAAATAATTCATAACTCTTCAATTTTTATTGATTGAAGAACATCGCCGGCCTTACTTAAGATTATAGCAAATAAATTTCCTGTATTGGCGTTTGTATATTGGCACAAATAAACGCCCTCAAAATAAACTTTAACCAAACTTCCTACAACTTCAAAATCCCATCTATACACTGATGCTTGGGGAAATGTTATTGCTGATGTGCTAACCAGCAATTGACCACCCACCGGACTGCCTGGATAAATATGTTTAATTGTGGAAGTTGCAGCGAAATTTATATCAATGAAATTAGTCCATGTATTATATGCCGTTGCGCCAATATTAATTTCCGCTAATGTTGCCACCGACAAATATAGCGTTGCTCGATAATTCACAACTGAACCTAAATTAATAGCGATCGCTGCAGAAGTTGATCCGGCATTTGCTGTTGTTGCCGCCCATATTCCGGAAGCATTGATTCTGTAGCCTCCGGTATTACCCGTGAAAGCTGCACCATAATTTGGGGTTATAGCTGAAAGTAATGTATTTGGGGTTTTACCATTCAGGTTATAATATGAAACTACCTTTGTATAGGAAACCGCTTCTAAAGTTTGGTTTTCGATAAAATAACGAACATTTCCGTATTCATACCAGAAATATATAATATTTGTTTTTGTAGCATCATAATTATCAGAATTGGGAATTTTAACAAAATTTGTATCAAATGTTACCGTACCACCTGTTAATTTATAAACTGCAAGTTTACCCGTTTTAGCTCCTGCCTTCAATGTAAATTTGGTTGCGCCAATTAATTCAGTATATGGGCTTTCATTTGGTTGTGAAAGGTCAATGTTTTGGTAAAAATAAATAGGCTTAAAATCTACATAACTTGCAGTCGCGGACATAACAGATGTATTCACATTGTCCGAGGGATTAAAAACAACCGAAGCAGTTATCCCAGGTAATTCAACTTCTGTTTTTATCCAATTCGTTCCATCATAATAAAACAAGGTGTCATAACCCTTTCTTGCTTTTAGATTCCCGGCATTTGGGTAATTAGTTCCCGGATCTGTGCTACTCGTAGTAGGCTTATACCACCTATTTGCGGTAACTGGCGGAACGTCAGCTGGTGCAATAGGCTTGGCAAAATTATTTATGATCTGATAAAAATTATCAGTGGTCATTCTTTTTAAATTGCCATCCCCATCCTCAAAAAGAAAATTCCCGGGCTCTAATGTGGTAACTTCCTGAAGCTCATTTATTGGCTGTAATTTTATAAAAGCAGTATTTGTGTCCATTATGTTGTTGGTATTGCTGTCGTGTTATTATTGTAGACATATAGCAGTGTTTTAGCTCCATTGCCTAAAGCCAGTTTAAAAGCATCTGAGAATATATCTTCTTCATTAAGTGGAATATTTAGCCCCAATTCATCTTTCGCGTTCACAAATTTGAATCGTCCGTATGCTGCGAATTCGTCTACATCGGGCTTTTCCTTTATAGTTCTTTTGGTTCCGTCAATGTAAAAGGTGTCGTTCAGTACGTGAACTATGAGAAAAGAAAAAATATTCGCGTCTCCGGCTCCTTCAAATTCATAAGTCACCACTTCATCTATATAAGAATCAGCAATAGCCAAAGAATTTTCATTTCCGGTTCTTTCAGTTTCGAATTCGGAATCTATCGTAAATTGCCCCAAGCAGTAAGCAGGCAGATTCGTAACTACCCAATCATAATTAGAGTTGTCAAAGGCAAATAGATTTTTGTTATAATAGTGTTTTGTTGCTATTCTAATAAATTTGCGCCCAATAGCATCTGTACTGTCAAGAAATTCAACACAATTCGAATAAAAAATTGTATCACCATCCTTTATACGGATTTCGAATTGACCCATGTTAAAATCAAATGAAATAAAAGTAATCCGGAATAATTTCCCTTCATTTATTCCAAATTCGCAAGGTATTTGCGTTTCCTGATCTCCTACCAACCATAATTCAAGGTCTTCAAATTCTACTTCGTTCTGGTAATTAGGAATTAAAAATCGGTGATATTCGTTTATCTGTAAGGGATATGGTTTTTTATGCCCAAAGTATTGCGTATTTTGAGGATTTGTCATGTCAAACAATTCCTCTTTTGTCTTATAAAAACGCACCGGACTGTGATACCAAAACTTCTGCATAAACCTTCAATTAGAACAATGAATAGCCTTCATATAATTCAAAAGGCTAAATCATTGCTAATCACAAATTTATTACTTGCGTTTTATGGTATATTAGAGTGAAATTAAGGTATTTCAGGATCAGTTATTGTGGAAGACTCTCTATATCTTTTTGTGGTTGTAGCATCTAATAGAATATTTGTCATTTCATTATTGCTTAAGTCTGTAATTCCTATAGACAAGTTAGCTTCCACAATAACTAAAATATTTCCAAAAGTGCAGCTCAATAAATTTCCGGAACTTGTTTTATTAGCGTTTTTTACCATTATGGAATATTGCTTGGTTTCATTTAATAATGATAAACTTGTTATTTGGTCACCTGTATAAGGAGGAGTAAATGTAATTATATTCGAATTATCAGAAAGATCTGTCACATAAGCTTCCCCACCATCTTCGGATGTGAAAAATTGCCATAACAAACTTAAGTTAACTGTTCCTTTAATTTCAAATATCAAATAACTATAGCCACAATTAACATTTTCAGTTCTGGATATTTCTTTAATCGCCCAATCATTAAACTGCCATATTGCCCATAATGAATTTGATACTTTATTGTAGAATTCGGCATTTGTTGCTATTATTCTGAAGTAAACCGTTTCTCCGGTCATGATTCCATTGAAAATATCATTTGAAAAAGTTGCCGTTTTCAAGTTATTTACCGTATGAATAGTTTCCCAATTCGACCCGTCCAAAGAATACTGAATTTTAATCGAAGGATTTACATACTCTGTAACATAATCCCAAGTTAATGTAACAGTGTTTCTATCCACCTGAATAACGCTTAAAAGTATAGGATTTTCAATAGATCTACCCTTTACCTTGCCTTTTATGTGCAGTGTGTTTTTTGCCTTATTGTGCGAAAAAGCAGAAGGCCCGAACGGATATATATCATAAATTCCATAAGGAGTATTACACGATAGATAACCTCGGCTTAACGCTCTATTATTATCCGGTCCGAATTTCCAATTGCTATATATCTCTAAAAACTGTTCAAATGTTATTTTATTTAACGAAATCTCAATTTTTTCCCCATTGAAGAAAGTCGGTTTGAAATCACGCAATCTTAAAAGCTCTTCATTAGCCCCAACCGTAACCTGCCCCTGCAATTCATTAGACATATCACTGGAAACAATTTCCATTTTAGCCTCGGAATTGTTTTTATAATTCGTTACTTTTAATGATTCGGTGTTTAGCTTTTTTCTTAAACCGCTTCCGAATAACGACCACCACCTTGCAAGATGATATTTAGGATTGTGTCGGATATTGGTAGCTGTCTGAGGGTTGAAAATACTTTCATCATAAACAGTAAAGCCTTCGTTCGTACGATTTTTAATTAATGAGGTGATTTTATACCTTATCGGCGTATCAACAATACCGACCTGGATCCCGGTTGTTTTATCAAGCTTCATTTTGGAATCTGTAATGCTTAAAACGGTCCACGTTCCCTTATTATAACCATCAACAATTTCAATTAAATTTCCGACCTCAATTAATGTGGTGTCAAATGACGGGCTAACACAATTTAAAAGCAAATTACCCCCATCCTCAGAATGCGAGCAGTTTTGAAAAACCCCCTGATCCCAAACATCGTTCACCTCGACCATATCAATCAAAACTTTATCATCGTCATTGTCATTGGTCGCAGAACTTTTATCTTCTATCAATTCCTGAATTTTAAAGGAATCAATAATAAGATCTGTCTGTTTATCAAGTTTATTTTTATTGGTTTTTATTGGTGTGCTTAATTCGGCAGAAGTATTGAAATTTTTTATATCAAATTTAACTTCAGTTGAATATTTTTTCGACCCAAATAATAGATTATTATACGAAACCGAGGTGTCATGTTCCAATTTAAACCCTTCCCGGAGATATTGAGCTTCGGAAAGGTCGTAGCATCTTAAATCCTTAAAGAAATAATCTATATCTTCTACTATCAGTTTATCATCTAAAACGTCATAACCCAAAGCCATCAGTTTGGCGGCTCCTTCATGTAAAATGTCTTTTAATGATGTTTTCATTTTCTGAGACAAATACACCTCTGGAAGTCCTCTTAAGTACATTCCGGTGGAAATACTGGTATTATAAAAAGAGCCTCCGGGACCCAATATGTAACTATCCGCCGTAACTTCGCCAGATGTATAATTTTTGGCTATTTGATTTAAAGCCTCTAAAAGTCGAATTCCTTTTGTTTTTACTAAAGGGCTTTCTATATTTGTTGTCAGTTCAATCGACGTATTATCAGATAAAGGAAACCCCTTTAAATTTTCGGAAACATTACTCCTTATCTCAAAAGTAAGGTTTTCTCCTGGATTTAAATTTCCTAATTCTACAATTAAATTATCAATTTTAATTTCTCCATAGGTTCCTCCGGCCGGAATCGGAACAGATACGGTTTGTTTAATAAAAACTTTTCTAACCTCATTGCTTCCTACACGAATAACCGCAAAAAGCGAAGCATCAGCGAAATTTTCACCAGCAATTCCCTTTTCCACCAAGATGTTCATATTGCTTATTTCAGCCTTTAAATTAGGAAGGCTTATATTCGTTTCTATAAATGGGCCCTGATACGTTCTCGCGCCTGCGCTGGTATCGTTGTTACGCCAGCTTGCGTATTTATTTGAGTTAATTCCAAAAGCGTAATCATCCGCTCTAACAAATGAATAAAAGAAGCTTTGGACACCACCGTCTACCCCAAAATAAAACTGCGAAATATCAAACGTATAAAAATTAGATAATATTTGATCTCCCTTCTTATATCCTATTGCAAAAGTTGTAACCGGATCAATGTCATTTTCGTCCAGATCCTTTGTGTCAAAAAGATCAATTGTTGTATCTTCGCGGGTATATAATTTATTCTGTGCCTCACTTTTTATTAATTCTACTTCCGTAGCCAACATGGTCTTTTCGAAGGCCTCTGATTTCTTATTAAAATTAATCTCAAAGTTTTCGGCGAGCAAATCATATTCAACCCCGTTTTTTACCGCAATCCATTTGAATATTATTCTAGCATCACCCGCCTGTTCGTTATAAACATTTCTTATTAGATTAAACGCTGCAGGATCACTAAACTCTGAAAACTTTAATTTGGTAGAATTACCAATGATAAAATCCTCAATATTAAAATATTCCTCATTGATGTTCACAATAGAATCAACCTCATTCCAGCTGGCAGGTGTTTTTATGATATATTCACCTTCATAATCTCCTGCTGGAACAATCAATTTAAAAACCTGAGAAACTCCGGTTTCGTTTAGTATATGTTTAATTGGTACTATCATAGTTTTCTCCTGCTTTTTCTACGTCATAGGTTCCGATAATTACCGGATTATTTCCATCCTTATACTCGATAATTTTACCTTTCTTCTTAATAATTCTAGGTTTGTCATATTTTTTCATAAACCTGTCAAACTGACGACCGACTTCCCTTGCAATTTTCTCTGAATTGTCCTCCTGCTTATTCTGAATAATTACCGGAGGTTGGATATTTTGCATTGAGGCTTTACGGTAAACATTTTGACCCAGCTTAGGAAGCGAACCCATATTTTTAAGGATTTCTGAAGTTTGCTTTGCCGTGTAAACTTTATCCCCTTTATTAAGCCATGTTTTCTTTGCTCCGCCAGAGCTTCCCAAACTCACTACATTATCATTTTTATCTGTAATTAATTCTCGACCGCGTTCTTGGGTTAAAGCCCATTCTGCCGGCCCGTCTTGTCTACCAACAAAATACTGAGGAACCGGATTTTTCGAAGAAATTGCAATTGATTGAGCTACACCAAAAGCTAATGCTAAAGCCGCTGGAATTGCTCCCGCCACAAATCCCATTTGAGCTAATGTCATTGTAGCAGCTAAAGCCCCGTTTATTAAAGCTTGTTGTGATGCAGCCTTTTGTTCGGCTTTGGCTTTTTGGGTCTCAATTAATTTTTCGCGCTGTAATTGCTGTTCTTTATAAGTTCTTGCTTCGTCCTCTAATCTATTACGTTCCGAAAGCTGTTCTTTGGATAATTCGTCCAATCCATTTAGCCATTCTAAACGCTGATTAATAAAACCAATCTCCTGTTCGGTTGTTTCTCTTGTGTGTTCGAGTTGAGCATCTAAATTTGCAATTGTTCTTTCTTTTTGCTTATTGGAAAGCTGAGACATAGCATCCAAAACGGCAGAGGCGGCGAGAACAGCATAATCCCTCCATGAAGCAGTATCATTCTTCAGCCTTTCCATTGTTGCAGTATAAGCGTCAGCTAATCCGCTAAATCCAAGATCATTAAATCCTTTGGCAATAATATTTCTTATTCCCTGTGTTCTCTGGTCAACATCTTCTTTTAGCTCTATGTTTATAACTTGATTCTGGGAGGTCAATTTTTCAATGGTCGAATCAATTTCCTTTAATTTCTGTTCATCTTCTTGACTTAATAAAGGAGGCAACACATTAATTTGATTGATAGCTCTCTTTACAACCAATTGTCCTTTTAAGGTGTTAAGCCTTTCAATCTCCCTATTGTTGATATTAATCTGCTCCTGCTTATCAAGAACCGACAAACGGTAATTTCTTTCTTCGGTCGTTAACCTCTTGTTTTTTAGTATTAATTGTTTTTGCTGCTCATAAGTAATTTCACCTTCAAGCTTTAAAGATTCTGCTTCATACTCTATTTGAGAAACCATAGCGTCAGGTAAAGACTTTTGTTTTTTAAGCCTTTCATCTTGAATTTTTCCTATTTCTTCATCACGTTCTGTCTCAATCTCAATAATCTCCTGGTTTCTACTTTTTGCCACATTTATTTGATCACTATAAAAGTCTGATAACTCACTTATTATTTGATCATCAATATCAATCTGTTTTTGAAGCCTATCAAAATCTGTAAGATATTCTGATTCTGAAATTTCATTAGCGCTTCTTTCTATTTCATTTAGTTTCTTTTTGCTTTGATTTTTTAAATCTTCTAATTCTATGTCAAATAATTTTTTCTGAGTTTCTCTAATTATTTTAGATTTCTCTAATTCAGATTTTGCAACCTCCAAAGCTTCTTTTGCATTATTTCCTTTTAAATAATTTATTTTTTTATTGAAATAATCTACATTAATTGATAGAAGGTTTTCTAAATATTCCTTTTGGTCAATTTCTCCCTTTTCAAATTTAGTTTCATTTATAGCTAATTCTTGATCTTTTGCTGCTTCAAGTCTCATTAAGAAATTCCTCTGTTCTGCTGATAATTTATCTGCTGATGGCTTTTTAATTGTTTCACCTTTTCCGTTTTTATCAGCATCATAATTAAGAACATCCCTCTTATTTTCTAACTTATATTGCTCATCCATGAGGTACTTATTTTCCTCATAGTATGCTTTATTTAATTTTCTTTTCTTCCCTAAAGTCACATTGATGTCCTGAAGAGTTCTGTTATAAATGATGCTGTTGTCAATATCTTTTTTAATTAATCCCCCTTGTCCGTCTCTCACGAATTCAGAGGTAGAACCATTTATGTTTTTTCTTAACCTTAAGGCTTCCTGAACTTGTTCGTTTTGCTGTTTATTCAGCTTTTCTTCATCCTCTAGCTTCTTCTGTTGCCTTTGCTCCAATAAATTTCCAATTGCTCTTGCCCTTGCAGAATCTAAAATCGCACCCCTTAACCTTAAATAAGCATCCTTTGCCTTGCCGACCATAATAGTTTCATCAGAAAGGTTTTTAAAGAAAGATGGATATAATGCTTGTAATTTATTAACCGCCCGAATTCTGGATTCCCGTGATGCATTTTCGCTTGTTGAAACCCTATAAAGTTTTTCTAATGTGTTAATTTCACTCGCTGCTGATTTTACCGCTTCTTTTCTTGCCTTGTTTAAAGCTTCAGTACTTCTCTTTAATATTCCGGTTGCCCCATCAGCTTGAAACAGTTTTTTTATCCACTCTCCGATTTCTTTTCCATAAACAGTTAATAAGGTAATTGCAATAGATAAAATAGTATTGAATCCTAAAACAGCTAATCCCAACTGTCTCCAAACAGGAACCGTTGCCTTACCTTCCGCTCTTAATGCTGCATTTTGAGCTATTGCCGCCCTTATAGAATCCATGAAAATCGGTATATTGTTTGAAAGAGCCATAAAACCTGTTTGTACAGAATAGGTAAAAGCTGGCATTTCCCGGGCTAATTGAGCGACAGACATATTCAAACCATTATAACCACTTGCGTAGTTACCAACGTTTCTACGGTGTATTCCCATTGAAGCGTCCACCGATTTTAAGGCCTGATCATATCTTTGAATCTGCTTTTGAAGCTGTTCATATCTAACTCTTTCCTGATCGGTAAGGTTCATTCCCAACTGCTTGGCCAAAGCTAAATTTCTATACTCCATTTGAAGAGTATTCAACCTTCTTTGAACATTATTATATAATTGGAGTGTATTCCCTATTCTCTGTCTTTCGCTTTCAGATAACGCCGCCAATCGGGCCTCTTCCCTTGCCCTATCTCTTTGGGCTGCCGTTAGTTGTCTGGTTTGATTCGATAGGTTAGCAATTTGCTGACCGTGTTCAGACTGAGCAACAGCCAATTGTCTTTCAACGGCAGCTAAGCGTCTTTCGGAGTCAGATAATTCATTTGTCACACGAACAAACCCACCCATAACCTCACTGCCTTGTCTGTACGCGGCGGTTACTTCCCGGGGTGTTGCCCTTGAAAATCCTTGAGAGGCGCGTTCAGTGGTGTTTATAAGTTCCATGAATTTGCGAATAGAAATATCAACCTCTCTATTTACATCCTGAAGGTCTTTGACGGTTTTTTCCTTGTCATATATGGCTAATTTCTCACTCATTTCCGATTCATTTTATCGATTTGCTCAATCTTTCTTACTAAAGCCTTTATATATACTTGATATTGGTGTAATGATGTTTTATGTTCGTCAAAATCCATTTCCAAACCAATTTTTACATTTATAATTTGTTCATCAATATCAAAGTCATCTGCATTTTCTTTTGGTTTTTTAACCTTGCTTAAAACATCTTCAAGCTCATTTTCATATTTTGTAATCTTTTGTTTAATGATTTCAAGCTGTTCAGAAAGATCTTCTTTCTTTGGAATCTTTAATTTTGAGAGCATTTCTACGAGAATGGTATTCTCAAAATTAATTTCCAGCTTATCACAAAGGCTTTTTTCTTTAATTTTAAGCGTTATAATTTCATCTAAAACAAGAAACATCGACAACTCCAATTTGACCCTCTCCAACTTACCATAAAGAGTAAAATCAGCGCTCTTTTCGTTTAGTGATATAATGGATTCTTGCTCTATTTCCTGAAACTTAATTTTTAATTCCTCAACGTTTAATTCGATGTTGTCCCCGGATTCATAGCCCTTAACCATATAAAAAAAATCCTCAGTCTGGATTATTCTTTTATAGTTCCAAAGTGGGATTTCTTTACTGTCTTGATAGATTTTGTAATTATTCATTTAAACATGGGTGTTCGGTTACGTGATACCATTCAGGATTGCCATTCTCATCTAAAAACTCTCTTTCAAATGCTATTTGGTTGGGATTTTTGCCAGGCGGAACAAACGCGATCTTTAACCCTTTATCATCGAATATGTGATAGATAAACATTCTCTTTTCCGGGTCATTAACATATTTCCTAAGCCTTTGACACTCTGATTCGGTTATCGGCTTACTGCAATTACACATTAGGCAGAAGTAATTATTTGTTCAATTTCTCTTTTTATTTGCGGAGCCTTTTCAATTAGGATCTGATCCATTTTAGTCTGTGGAATACCAAGCGAAACCCTATTTGCTCTTTCCATCGCTCTTTCGATCCAGATTGTTTTTGCATTTCGTACTCTTTGTTTGAATAGTACATTGCTCCTTTTTATTTCCGTGTATATTCCACGATGATACTCTCCAGTATTTCTTAAATCCCATCTTCCCCTGTTTTTAGGATTACGTCTCATTTTTTCGAATCCATATTCGGAATTAGGGGAATAGAAGGGCATATCATTGCCCTCACTATCCTTGCCCTGTAATAAGTTTTCCCGGTTAATATCTTCGAGTTTACTTTCTTTTATAGCATCATCAATTATTTTTGGAACTTCCCGGATCGCCTTCTGAATTCCTCGTTTTAGCGCTATTGGATTCATCCTTTTGTTTTTTAATTAATGGCTTAACATACGGTTTTACTTCTTCTTTGGTTAGCTCCGGGAATGACTTTAATACAAAATCAATCGCGTCCTTTTCGTTAGTGAAAGGTTCGCTAACCTCGGCTTTATATTTACCTAACTGAAATTTCATTATGCAACTTCTGTTTCAATTGATTTTCCAGCGAAATAGCTTGTATCTAACACATAAACAGGATAACCGGAAACCATAGTTTGAAACGAAATCTCTTGACCTGCTACTAAAGCAGCATGAGTGAATGTATAATTTCCGTTCGATTCAGCAACGGCAGTAACAGCTTCTAAAGCCCCGTTTCTGCTCATTTTCCAATTAGCCGGCGTTGTTAATCCTGAAACGATTGTATCTGAGCATAGGTTTGTGATCTTTGCTGTAGTTGTCGTTTGTGCTGCGGCTAATGCCCCTAATTCGATTCTTAAACCGGCAACTGGTGTAATTTCTTTGAAAGAGAATTCGTCACTTTCGAAAGTTCCTGACGCTCCCTGCCAGTAGCTCATTGCATTCGGAGTAATATATACTCTTAAAATAGAGCCTGCTACATCAGCAGATGTTTGAAGTTGCTTAATTCCAACGAATAAACGGCAATCAAAACCTTTTAGCTTTCCGTCTTTTGTTTGAGCAAATAAAGCCGATCCATCATCGAAAACCGGAATGAATTCGTAGCTGTCACTTCCATGAAGCTTTTGTAATTCATTTTGGAAACAATTTCCTTTATTGAAGGTGAAATTATATCCTTTTGTTCCAGGAATAGTTTCAATTACTTCTTTTCTTACAGAAGTCTGTGTATCAGGTTCCTGATCGTTATTTTCAACATTGTAGAATTCGAGCATTCCGATTAACTTATCTTCTCTGATAAGTTGGTCTAATGCTGTTTTTGTAAATGTTGCAGGATCGATTAGCGTTCCTCTAAGCTTTAGTAAAAAACCAACCAGCAGTTTTTCACCGCAAAACATACCCCCTAATCTTGGGATAAGTTCTGAAATATTACAATTCTGTACTTTTAACATTGTATGTAAGTTTAAATTTTTACTTTATATTCGGGGTAACATTCCCCATTGATTGTAATTCCTATATTCAAGTAAACTGCATCCCAAACGTCCATTAAGGCTGTTTTTTCTCCGTAACGTTTAGAACTGGATTCTTTGGCGCTTAACTCAGAAATATCGTTGAATGGAAAGGTTATATACTCGTATTCGTTTGAAAGAGAAATTCCCTTTGTTTCGGATATTCCTTTCTTGAATTTCTCCAGTAAAGGATAAAGAATGAATTTGTATGTATCGATATAGCGTTTTGAATTTAGATCGTGTGCATCACCTTTGGTAATTAAATAGAAATTACAATTAGATAATTCCTTTACTTTATTACCTGGTAATGTGCTTTCTTTAACCCTGTAACCGCTTTGTAACCATATCAGAGGATATTTTGTTTTTGCTTTCTTTAAAATACCCCAAACCTCGAAAATATCACCTTCGATAAAGTTGTTAGTAAAAGTATTCCCGTTATATTCAACGGTAAACTTTTTATTCAGCGTGTTTTCAAGTATTTCGTTATGATTAACCATTACAAACCAAATTCATTTTTAATCGGCATTCCAAAGCGTCTTATATCAGTGTCGAGTAAAGGATATGCAGATTTATTGTCAAGCAAGAACCTCATTAACGAAACTTCGCCATAAGTGTCCCAAACCCCATAATAATCTACACCTCCGTTGATATACCAATACGGTCTACCATCCATTGTATATCCGCTAGGAAAAGCCTTAATTCCTCCATTAAACTTTGTTACGAACCTGTTATAAGCCTGTGTTACCTTTGGGGTAATACTTGCCTTATTTCCAACTTTCCCTTCGACCGCTGCCTCTCCAAATTCTGTTGTTAGAGTTGCGTTGTTTACTTTATATGTGTAGTAGACAAAATCAGCTAATAATGACGATTTCGGGTTTGTTTCAAGCAATCCGCGCCAATGACATTCTTTATCATCACCGTTTATAGCTTTTAGATAACTCTTGCCATTTACTATATCTTTATAGTTTTGAGGCGCACTATCATCTATCCCTCCATCTGTATTAATATACTGCTTAAAGTCTTCCCACATTGACCAACCAAAAGCAAGAGACAAGACATCCTTTTCAACCTGCATAATTGTAGCGTCCAGATCCTCAGATGTTCTGTTGTTAGGATCAGGCTCGTTTACGTTTGGAATCAGATTCCATTGTTCAAAATATGTCTTGTCTATCAGGCTCATGATTTTTTACTTTTTGCTTTACTTTTGGGCTTAGGCTCATTTTCGTTTTGAATTGAACCCCACTTAAGTTTCTCAAATACTTTTGCCGTATTTTCAGGCAATTCGATTACTGAACCCCTCTTGTAATGCCCATTCGTCACTGAAAAATGAAACTTTACCATTGTTATGCTTATGCTTTAGTTAATGCCGTGATCATTGTTGCAATCGCTCCTTTAACAAAAGCTCTCTTATCGTGTTCTTTAATGTAGATATGGCCTCTTGATTCTCCCAAGATTACTCTTTGGTTCTTGATAAAATCATCATTAATCCATCCCATTTCTACATGATAAGGCTCATAGCTGGTAACATCGATTTTACTCGAATCAAAAGCGATAATGTTTCCTGCGGTAACTTGTTTGGTAGAAATAAATCTAAGTCCATTATAAACCATTGATCCACCTAACATCATCTGATCAGAATAAAGGTTTCTTCCCATTGCATCTTTTACCGTAGCAAAATAGGTGAAGAAATCAATAGGGTTCATTAATACAGTATCTACGTAGAAATCCGGTTCGTCAACATAGTTTGGAGAGTTCAACACTTGAACCTGCATTGCGTTTACTACATCAATGATATTTGGATTTACAACAGTTCCTGCAAGTGATCCGGCTGAAAAAGCTGTTGCAGTAGTGTTGATATAAGCGAAAATTTGATTGTCCTTAAAAATATCGTGCTTATCTTTAAGGTAGTTTACAATCATATCCGTAATTCTCGGAATGTCATAAAGCACCTCATCGGTTACATGGATCCAACCCGCAAATTTTGTAGGTGTAACGTATCTGGTTACCCAATCAAGATCTAACTGTGGTTTTGCAGCGCCTTCTGCTACTACCGCAAAATCACCTTCACCCGGAATTGCTTCAACATAAGCCAAAGATTTTTCGGAAGTATTGAAAGTGTTTACCACATCAAATAAATAAGGACGTCTTAATCTTACATTAGGTACGCCTTGTCTTTCGGCTACATAGTTAACCGGAAGAGCAACAGGAAGCGTACCGTTAGCCGTTGTTACAGTTCCTACCGCTTTTGACACATCGAAACCTAAAGCTTTTGAAATATCGATTTTCCCTCCTGATTTCATTTTTTCAACGATTTCAGCGTGATTGTCGGTTACATATTTAAAAACTTTTGCTCTTAAATCCTGCTCATTCTCAACTCCTCCTGACTTTAGTGTTTCTTCGATCGTGTTTACTGTTTCGGAAAGATCACTAATATCCTTTGTTGTTTGGGTTTGACCGTCTAATAGAGGTTTTAAAGCTTCTTTTATAGTTGTGTCAATTTCGTCCTTTCTCACTTTATCTTCGTGAGTTTTTTTGTCAGCCAGGTATTTTTCTTGTTCATCCGGCGACAAAGCATTAATTTCTGCTACTGTTTTGTACTTAAAATCCATTTTTAAAAAATGTTTAGATTAATAATTGATTTTGTTTCACTTTCTGGAGTGGCGTCGGCCGGGTCCTGTTTCGTTGAAGTGTCGGAGACGGGTTCAACTGATGTTGTAGGCGTTGCGGGATTGCTACCTCTTGGAACCGCAGAAACCTCAATGATTTTCTGCTCTAGTACAGCCCAGAAATAACCTCGCTCATCAACATCATCTTTATTAACTACTGAAGGATAATATTTATCCCAGTTTTCTTTTTCTTCTTTCGCCCAATCTGCATTGTTATTTACACATAACTCTAATTTCACATAGCGTAAACCAGCAGAATGTTGTTTTACTTTCCCTTGGATGTACTTTTTAAACATATAAGGGTTATCCTCTTTTTCTGCAATTGAGTATTGAACAAGGCATTCGGTCGAACCTTCATACTCGTAACCTATTTCTTTCCACGACTTTATTTCAACAGCATACTTTACACCTGGTCCTTCTGCTATTATGTGATCAAATTGGCATTTATGCTCCTGCAAGTGTAATCCCTCTTTGGTGTTTTTCGCTGTACGGTTCCATGATCCATTTATTGATACATCACCATGAGAATCATAGAAATTACATGTATTACCAATAGCTGTAATTTTGATTTGATTAACTGAAGAAATATCTACTGATGATCCGGCTTTTATAACCTCATCCTTTTCATTAATTAGGTTCCCAAAAAATGAAACTCCATCACATCTTTTTATAGCACTGCACTTATTTGCAATGACAATTTTTTTATTTTCAATTAGAAACTTTAAAGCCTCTTCACTATTTGAAAATGTTTTGTTAGATATTTCTTTTAGCGTAATCATTTTTTTACCGTTTTATTTTTTGATAAAATTTCTTTCTTCTTTTCAAGCTGATCTTTTAATTGAGGAGATAAATTTTCTTCCTCTTTCAAAAGCTTGTCTATTTTGTTGACCATGTTTTTCATTACGATACCTTTAAAAAGTCATTAAATTGGTGTCTTACTAGGAAATCTTCCCATGTTATATTTTCTTCAATAGCTTTCATATTTTGATAAGTTGTGATAACAGCATTCATAGCGTTTGCCCTATCAATAAAGCCTTTGTTTTCTAGCATCTTTTTCGTCTCGGCGATACTCGGTAGATGATCATACGAGCCGATTAATTTGGTTCCTCTCGCTTGAAAATACAGCGGTGTTTTAGCTGTCAATTCTTTTAGCCAGTTATCTGTTATTGTCTTAACTTGCCCCAGAATAAACCGGGCCTCTGACATCTGTTTATTTTCGTAGGTTGAATCACCAAAGAAATCTTTCGGCACTAAAAAGCAATTACGAATGTTTTCTTTTGCGTTTTCTTGTTGTTCGATAAGCTGCATCTTCCGGTTATCCCTAGTAAGATCAAGCAGTTTTAACGATTCGTTTGTAGCAATGGTATCGCCTACCTTTTCGGCGCGGGCTCCATATTCACCCCGTCCATTTACCTTAATTTCAATATCATTCTTTTGATCAGATGCTAATGGCGCAATCCCATTTGTTCCGGTCGTCTCCCTGCTTAGTACTTTATTCACATTGTTTCCGGAAGTATAAGCCATCGAACTTTGGCTATTCATAACCGTATCTATCGATGATAATATTGAGAAAATGCGTGACATTGGCTTAAAGAAACCGTCTGCATCGTATCTGTCTTTTCCATATCCATTATTCGGTATTGTGTCATAGAAATAGGCTAATTCGAACATTTTTAGCGTTCTTGTCTTTGAATCGGCCAGATGTTCTTTAATTTCCAGTTCGCTAATGGCTTTACGATCTAAAACGTATCTGTTTTTTACCTTTGGAAATGACAGGTTGTTGAATTCAAGGTTGAATAATTGTGGTGAAATGCGAAGGTTTCCGTTCTTAAAGAAATTTCCGTATTGGAAAACAGCTCCGGCAGTAAGGTTATTTACTACCATTTCTTTTATGAAATCTGTTCCGTTCTGGAATGCATTGGGCTGACTTAGGAACTTCACATATTCCGAATCTTCCCGTTCGTTGCCTTTTTCGTCCACTTCCATGATCTTAACCTGAGAAGCGAAATCAGCGTATAAATTAATGCAGTCTTGAAGAAATAGAGTATGTTTGTAATAGTACTTAAGATTATCAACGGCTCTATTATACTCAGAACCAAAACCTAACATACCTAATAATCCGAAACGTGTTGTTTCAAAGTTATAGCTGTGTGTACCATCATCTAACCTTGCATAATAGGGCGGAACCTCAGCACTTGCAAAAGCTGATTTAAAAGCGTCCAACCCATTCCCAATCTTCGTAAAAATGTTCACATTAACTATTTGAAAACAAATGTAGTAGTTGTTATTTATGGTGTTATAGAGTGAAAATAAACTTTGTTTTTTGTATCTTTACTGTATGGAAGTAAAACATTTAAGAGCCGGAAATATTCTTAATGCTGTTGTAAGCAATGGTAAAGAAACATTAAATTTTTATGAGATTGAAGTCTTTGAAATTTTAGCAGATGGAATAAGAGAAGTAAAAGGAATTAAATTTCCTTATGAAAATCTTATTGGTACTCCCTTAACAGAAGAATGGTTGTTGAAGTTTGGGTTCACTAATGACGACAATGAATCATGGTTTTGGTCATTTGATTTTAATGAAAAACAAGAAACTTTTAAATTATTTCAATTAACAGCTGGAGGGAATCCTTTTGGGTTATGGGGTATTGTTGGATGCTCTCAATTAATTAAAAAAATAGAATACGTTCACCAACTCCAAAACTTATTTTTCGCTCTTACAGGTGAAGAACTAACCCTAAAACGCCAATCCTAAATACTCCTTAATCCCCCAGATACAGTACTCCATTGCGTTCATGTAGTGGTCATTCTTTTTTATTGGTCTTTCAGTAGGAATATCATTTATATATTCGTATTCGTATTCATCGTATTCCGATTCGAAGTTTGCATCTTCTACGTAAAATATCCGTGCTTTGGTTATAAACTCAAACCTTGATTTATATGTTGGTTTATTCGTAGGAACCGCATTAAGGTTGTAATTTACTCGTAAATCATTAGTAATCGAAATGTCACTTCCGGGCTCTTTATCCGAAGAATCGGCCCAAATATACGTTACATCACCTTGAGGGATTCCCGCAGAAACTAAAACTTCACCCAGCGGTGTTTCGCCCATTGAATTCATTGGCTTATATAATAACGGCCGGATGTAAAATGATCGATCACCATCATATTTAACCTCAACACATGCAGTAGGGTTGGCAAAACCGTAATCAAGTCCATAGTATTTCGTATAGCCTTTCTTTTTATATTCTTCCAAAGTAATTGGCGTCCATCCCTTATAAATCTTATTTGGTTTTTCTGATTTAAGACCTAACCCATAAACTAACCAATGATACTCTGATTCTGATTTAGTTATTTCATTGTAAATACAGCGTTTTAATTCCTTAAGCTGCCTTTGGGTTAATTCTTTGCTGTTTGCCTCTAAATCGTAGTTTAAAGCCTCAATTTCGCTTAATATTCCAGAAGTAACAGCTTCACACCATTTAACGGGTTGGTAGGATAATATTTGATTTTTACTTTCCGGATTAATAAAAGGATTATCGCGGAATGTTGAATAGTTGATAAATGTACTTTCTTTCAGCTTCTCTTTTTCAATCCAGTGGTTTTGTTTTGGGTTCCAGTCGAAGATAATTAATTTTGACCTTTGGGCCAATTGCTTATATACTTCATGACTGAAGTTGTAAGGCTCATTTATCCAGCAAATAGTCTGTGTCATACCCATTGCGTCGTCTTCATCATCAAGCCCGGTAAACCGCAGCATATTTCCATTATGCTTAAAAGTCCACGTGTGGTTGGTTTTATTCTCAATAAAATATTGTGCAAGGTTTTCGATCTTTAAAAACGCGTCTAATTCTTCAACAGTTATTTCGCCCCTCTCAAACTGTTTTTTACGAACCATTGGATCTTTAAGCCACTCTTTCCAGTCTTTCTCAACAATATCCCGGCAACTCTTTTGCGTATCTCTTAATACTGTTGCTGACGAAATTGGATTCTCATACAAATACAAAAACAAAACCTGAAAATTACTCCAGGTCTTTGTGCTCCTTGAACTGCCCTCTTCAAGCACTAATTTATAAATATGCTCCAACTGCCCCAGCTCGTTAATCTTTCGTTGATTAACCGCTTCCCATATTTTATGGAATACAATAGAGGCTTTAAAGTTAATATTATTCATCGGTTGGTGCTATAATATCAACAGTTATTTTAGACGGCCCTGTTTCGATCTTTTCGCCTTTGGAGGTTATGTCTTTATTATCAGCTAAACCATTAAGTCTTTGTGTTATTGAAGCGTTATAAATTCCTGCCATTCCCCCTTCTATTTGGTCCTGTCTGATAACTCTCTTCACGCGCGAACAGATACGGACATATTCGCTGTATCTTCCGTCTTTATTTTCAAAGTAATCTGTAACATCGGTTATAATATCATTATCATCTAGCCAATTTTGAAATCCTTCAAATGTTAATGGTCTCTGTGCGGGTAATTCGATTATGGGATTAGAAGCTTCTTTAATTTCTTCGCTTATATCACCTAAATCTGCATCCCCATATATCTTAAAATTAATAGCAGCTTTTCTTTGTTCAATTATTTTTATTGGATTGTTTTTTAATTCATCCCTATATAAAGAAAAGTATTCCCACATCTTCTCGGGAGTTTCTATATATTTATTCTTTGCCATAACCTACACCGTTTTCCATTGTTTCCCTGTTACTATATTGTGAATACATCCGATTGATACATTGTACTCTGATTGGAGTTGCTTGTATAAGATGCCGGAATTTCTTTTCATTCTTATTTCTTTTACCTGGTTAGCTGTTAAAATAGCCATCCCATTTCTTTCTCCTGAAGTATTTTTCCTAGTTCTGTTTTTTGCGCTTTCTTCTCTTGTAATGAAATCCACATTGTCTACATGATCATTTAAAACGTTTCCGTCTAAATACCTCAGCACCTCATTTGGCTCCGGTTCCTGCTTGAATGTTTTAGCTACTAACCTTCCGCATTGATAGCTTGTTATTCGGCCTCTCCTGTCTACTAAGGTAACTTTAAACCTTCCACATGAAATACTTTTACTGAGGACTATATTTCGCTTATTGATTATGCTTTTTACCCTTGCATATGTTGAGATCATATAACGCCCCTCATAACCTTCTATATCCTCCCAGATTTCATCTTCGAAGCTTTCAATATCTGTACTTAACAATCTTCTTACATCCTCCTTCATTGCTGAAAACTTAAATTAACATTCAATTATTCCTTTCTTCTTTCGACACGCCCTTTAAGTCAACGCCAAACATTTTATTTAATGGATCAATAGCTTCTTGACTTACTCCCATTAATTTTAGTTTAAGATTGGTAATTTCAGACTGCATTTCCCTTTCTCGATTAGAAGCATTTTTTAACACTTTTTCTAATCCTTCATAGCGATATTCAGCATGTTCATAATTATCAACTAAGATTTTTATACTTTTTAATATCGTCCACTTGTGAAAGAATTTTGGAACTCTTTTGTAATACCACCAAAATACAACGTGGTTTATTTTTATAATAATTTTATCCATATGTTTAAAAAAATTCCATTGTTGATCTTTGCTCAGGTGTTGTTTCCGGAATTATTCTTTTTAGGCTTTCACCTTGTCTCATGCTTCTCGGCTTTTGTGGTTCCGGCGGAGGTGGGCAGCTTTTCAAATCCTCTAGTGTTATAGCTCCATATACTACCTTTGGATATTTCTTTATACTATCATAAGCCTTTTGTGCCTCCTCTAATGTCTTCCATTTAGCATCCCATATTTCCGGTAAATTGTAAATATTAGCAGGTATGCCTTTTTGGGTTACAACCCTCCATCTTTTTACAGGAATAGACTTGTCCCATAAAACAAATCCTAAAAACTTAACTGGAACATGATCTCTTCCGTCCACTTCTTTCTGGATGATAAAACAATCATCTGCTGTTTGTACTATTCTAAAGTTTCCTTCCATATCCTTAATCAAAAAAACCTCCCCATTTTAAGAGTGAAAAAGTTATCACAGAGGAAATAAGGCTATGCCAGAAATTATTGTTTCCTTCCTTTGGCTTTCCATGACTGTGAGCTTGTAACAACAATGCTATTGCATAAAGAATCACTAAAATTATTTGCGGTGTTCCCATCCTTTTATATTTGTATTAAATTAAAATCCCACTACCATTTCAGCAGTGGGACACCAAATCACAAAATATTAATATGAAAAAAATATATTCCCTCTGCATTAAATCAACAACATTAAAAAGAGCTTCTCAGACTTCTTTTTCTTTCTCTAATTTCTCTACTTTAATTAAAAGATACCTTACTAATTCTGTTAACTGATAATCGTATAAGTACAACTTAGGATTTTCCTTTAATTTCGCTATTAAATCTTCTACTTCTTTTTCGTTCAACACCATACTTAAAATATTTTGTGGACAGTGAGGGTGTCGATCCCTCGAGGCTTATTATTTTCACCTCCTAACCTTAGCAGTCCAGTTGCCGGTCTTTCCCGGTGGTCAACCTCAATTTACATTAAGGATTTTATTTTATTATGAAGACTTGCTGATGCTCCCGGTGACAACCCGTGATTCTCTACCTTGCTCCTTCATTGCCTATCCACGGCGGTAGCGCATTACCTATATGCTAGCATCACGTTTAATTTAATAAGTTGTCAAGTAAATTTCTTATTCCCAAATAACAGAACACAAAGCCTATGCTGTACAAAATTACATTCTGCATGTTATCAAGTGCCGCGTTCAGACACATTAAATAAACAGCACAAAAGACTTGAATGATAGATAAAATTGTATTCCACTTCATTAGTTATCTTTAATTTTTACTTATTACCCTTGTTTTCGCCGCTTCCAGTGATTTTAATTTAACCTCTGGTGTTCTATAGATTATCTCATCTGTTGCAGTCCAATTAGCTTTTATTTGTTCGAGTGTCATAAATTAAGCCTTGATTTTATTACGTCATAAATTTCATTAAACCTCTTTTCAAATATTTCCTTATCAATCTCAATCGTATTTTTATCCCATGTTTCTTGATAATACTTGACGGTATGATCTTCAATATATTCAATAGAAGGGAATTCGGTGTTTACTCTTACCTTTACACAAAAGCCTCCGTTATTGTAAAATATTGAATCGCCGATGGCAAAATATTTATATTTAGTTATCATTGTTTAAATTTTAACTCTTTCAACCAATAAACAATTAAACAAAAGTTAATCGCCGCAATTATTGAACTAGAAATTTCACCTGACGTGCATTCAGTATAAACGAGACTTTTTAAACTAAGTAACAATGTCATTACTGCAAGCCCCATAAAAAATTAAGCTATAAATTTCATTTTTATTTTCCTTTTAATTAAAACCAAGCACCCTCCTTCATCAACCATCGCTCCACCCCCTCTGCAATCATCATCTGTGCTTGGAAATTCTAAAAAACACTTAATCATTACTTACTTTTAATAACCTTAAACCAAACTATCTCAGCGTTAGGATCATCAAAGTTTTTTATCTCATTCCAATCATCACATAAAATCTGGATGTCTGTGTACTCTTTTTCCTGATCATCTATGTAATAATAGTTTTTAGGTTTTGCAAAATCACAAGGCCATTTAACCTTTGTGTATTGCTCCCATTGTATTCCATATTCCTCATTCCTGTACTTACTGATATGCTCATCTTCCATTGCTATATGGATTATGCATTTCCATTTAATATCTTCAGGCGTTAGAATATTCATTTTTTAATTCCTTTATCTTTTTCCGGTAATATTCAATCTTTTCTTTAATCTCTGGGACTGAAAGTTTTAAAGCTAAATTTTTGTGTAAGACTAAATTTGAATAAAGCTCCAGACCTATCCTTTTAGGCAGTCTTATTGAGTATTCTGCTAAGTTTCCGTGTTTATGTAAATTACATTCAACACAGGACACATGAACATTATTCTCGTTAAACCTTAAATTTGGATGGCTTCCCACCGAGAAAAAATGTGAGGCATGGCCATTTCCTTCAATTTTACATCCACAACTTATGCACGGCAACCCTTTATCTCTTTCACGGATAAACTCATTGAAAACTTTTTGCAGGTCTTGTAACCAATCCTTATGAGTTTTTAGCTTCTCCTTTCTGACCTTCTTCTCTTTTTGCCAAGCTCGGGCTTCCTGCTTTTGAATATTTGACTTACCAAAAGAAATTGCGCAGGTCGTACTACATACTTTCTGAGTCGTTCTGAATGGAATGAACTCTTCTCCACATACTGCGCACTTCTTCGGCTTTATCTCCTTCATTTCCAACCGCTTTACAGTAAATTTACGAAGATCAATTTTCTATTCCAAATAAATTTTAAACTTTTTTTAGTTTTTTCTAACAATTTTTTTCGATTAATCTAACTGACAATTATTTTACGGAAATCCGTAATAAAAAAGTTGCCATTTTACGGTTTCCCGTAATGGATTGCAATATATCCTCCGTATCTTTACTAAGTCAAATTAATCAAAACAGTTTAACTAAAAACCGAACCCCAATGTGATAATGGCGGGATTAAAAAAAATGAAAAATCAAGTTGATTTAAGCCCAATGAAACAAGATGCTCTTTATGCTTACCTTGAGTATTGCAAATCAGTTCAGGTAGTTCCTAACAAGGAAGTTTATGAAACCATTGTTAAGTTCTACGATTCAAGTAAAATTGATTCTTTAATTTCATTTATTGAGATTGAACACGGGAATTTCGAAAGAGGCAAAAATAATCCTTCTGACGTGGAAAGCTTTGTTCAGAGATTTTTACAACAGTTCGAATTAAAGCCCTTTGAACTATCCCAAATGGTAAAGCTGGATAATGATTCAGAAAAGGAGATAGAGCAGTCAGTGAATTATGATCCTTCTGAGCATTGGATGTGTATAACACACGATACAAGTTCAATAACCCTTCGAGTGGAAAACTGGTATAAACTGGAAGAACTTGTAACAAAAACCTTAAGCAAATTGTAAAACAAAAGCCCTCTTAACTGAGGGCCTTTTTTGTCAAATTAATCTTAGTCGTTAAACTAAAACCATTACAAATGTACAAAATCAGCCCGATGTTTAAAGTATTTCGAATATTAATGTTTTATCTGGGTTGAAGGTGCGGGAACATCGTAAACAAAGTCATTATTGGACTTGCTTAGGCCATTTAATATATATTTTAATCCTGCAGAAGTCATATTCAAGTCTCTACATGCTGATTTGATACTATCCCACCTTCTTCCGGTTTTCAAACACTTTACTGGCTTATAATGCTTTTGTTTTCCTATCCACTGTGACGATCATAAGTTTTTGTTAAACCTTCTTTCCAAGCGTGTCGAGTATTATCACCTAAACTTAACCATTCTAAGTTCTCAATATCGTTATTCAACTTGTTTCCGTCTTTATGATTAACTGTGTATAATTTTTCAGGATTAGGAATAAAAGCTTTAGCTATTAAGCGGTGAAGAAAATGACTAGTTTGTTTTCCATCTTTACTTAGAATAAATTTTCTGTACCCATATCTTGTGATAGAACCTTCTAGAATTCTTTCTGGGAATAAAAAATTAAATTTTATAGCCCCTCTATTTGTCGATTTAGTATAATTAATACCTTTAACCCTTCCAAAGTTTGAAATCTGATATAATTTTTCAAATCCTTCTATGTCATTCCAAATCTCTCCAGGTAGATTTGCTATTTTAATTGCTATTTTTTTATCAGCTAGCTTTTTTCTAGCTTTTTTGTTATCAAAAGTCCATTTACATTTATGAGAACAAAATTGTTTCCGGAGATCTTTTGATTGAAATTCTTTGCTACAAGTTTTACAATTTTTCATAATATCTCAAAAATTAAAGATTTATTTAAATCTATAGTAATTCCAAGCTCTATTTGTTGTGCTTCTATTGCTGAGATGAAGGATTCTAGGGCTGTTTTATAATAGTCATCAGGATCTTTATAGTTACGAATATAATCTCCTAATTTATCAACTAATCCTTTCGCTATTTCTTCAGTAAGTTCGGAGCCTTTGCAGATACGTATAATTTTATTGTCTAACCATAACTGAGTGTATTTTGGAATTTCAAATAAATCTCCTTCCACAATAAGAAGTCTTTTCTGTAATTGCAAGTCTAAATGCTTCATTATTTTACTTTATTAGGTTGTTTTCTGATAGGATGGAATCTTTAGTTGCTCCATTGTGTAATAAGGCGCTTCCTTCACTTGGTAATTTCCCCACAATTCTCTTCTGCTGTTCCTTCTGGACTAAATCGCATGCAGCGAATAGGAAAGTATTGAACTCGTCATTACTCATTAATTGATCTTGAAAATCGTTCAATAAATCATCCCAATCTACAAAGCCATTTTCATCAGCGTACTCGTCAAAAATCTTTTGTTTTTCTATATGTGACATATTATTTAACTTTAATTTTTAATCTTATAGTTTGAAAGTCTTTCTCACTAATTATTTTCGCAGCGTGATATATTCTTTGTTCATTATTACAAACCTGAAATAACCTATAATGAGGCTTTTCTTTGTCATAATTTCGTAAAGCCAACACTGGGAAATCTTTGCCCTCCTCCATTACGGCAACGTGGTACATGTAGTGGAATTTACTTCGAGTCTTGAAATGGAAAACCTGTAATAAGTCTCCTACCAAAATCTGTTTACCTGTTTTATCAAAATAAATATTGTTTTTTCGTCCTTCTAAATCCATAATTTAATATTTTAGGTTAAAAGAGGGCCGAAGCCCTCAAGGTAATTATCTACAGTTACAAGTAGTAACTTGAGTTGCTGTATAATTTAAAAATGGCTGTCCAGTATCAGGATCAAGCTGTGGCATATTTCCATAGCCAGTGGTAGGTTCCCACGACACCATAAATAAAAACCCACCCGAATAAACACATGAATTACCTTGAAAAGACAGATAATTTGTATGACACGCTATATAGGCTCTACGATCAGTAATTACTAATTCATTAACAGAAATATTATTTTCTGCTGATCTTAATAAAACCTCATCATTTGGTGCGCCTAACAATTCCAAGGTTGTTGATTGATCCCCTTCTCTTGCAGTTGTAGACTTGCTTTCAATCTTCTGCGTTCCGGATGGAGTAGTTAAAAATTCATCATTTGAGTTTTCATTTTGACATGCTGTCAGTGAGGCAAGCATTACGATGCTCGCGAAAAATAGTTTTTTCATTTTTAAAAAATTGTTTGATTTACCGAAGAAAGAAAACGGCTCCGGCTTCCGTTTTAAAGTTTTACTACATGAAATTCTGTTCCATGATATGACTGTGTTATTTGGATGTGGTTAATTCTTTTACATTCATTTATTGCGTGATCAGAATTCCATGCATCAACATTATATATACCATCTTGACCCAGACTCCCACATACTTTTACCTGATATTTCTCTTTAGGAAGATTTAACAACTGTTGTGTATAAAATTTAATTTTCCCTTTAGAAATACCTTTGTCGAATAAATATTTTAAGTAATCTTTCGGTACATCTTTCAATTGTTTGCCTTTGTGAATTCCAAATTTTAATTTTATTGTTTCCATGCTCATAGCTTCCGTGTTATGATTGTTTATCTAGGATCTGGAATTATAAATTTCGTTTGCTTTTTCAATTGATACTTTTGTTGCTTCCATACGAGTTGCTTTATATTCTAGTTCATCATATAAATTATTATTTATTTTCCCTCTCCATAAATTTAATCCGCCCACTCTTTGATGAATGCCTATTTCAATAATTAATCCCACATGATCAAACCATTTTATTAGGTAAGCATATTTAACCAGCTCCGGTATATTATCCAAATTTTTAAAAGATTTTGGTTCGCCAAGCCATACCCTAAAAACCTCTTTTGCTTTTCCTGTTAACATACTTTCTTAATTTATTTAAGCGATTCAATAAAAATATTTCTTGCTTTCACAGCATCTTTAATTGTACAGTAACTTCCAATATACTCTTCGCAATTTTTAAATTGAAATCTGACGGTGTACTTGTTATTTGCATTTAATGATAATCCTCTCGGTAAATATCCTTCGGTGATGTCATGATAATTTTCAACAACAAATTTATCTCTTGCTTCGACAGCTTCTCCTATACTAAGATAATACCCTACATGATACGTTTTTTTATACTTCTTTGAGTATATTGCAACTTGTAATTTATCCTTATATGCATAAATAGATTTCGGAAGCTTATTTATTCTCATGTTGTTTGTTTTAGTTCGTTAAGTAGTTGTTCGATTTTATCCTCTGCCCATCCTATAGGCTCATGTGGATATTCTTTGATGTGATCTAATATTTCTTCCAGCATCTCCCTCATTTCATCCTCACGGTCGGGGACTTCGAGGAGATATTCTAAAGGTTGAGTTATACCGAAAAATTTCCTTCTGCTGCGATCAAAAAGCCTTGTTGATTTTTCCAAATTTTTATCGTAAGTGAAATAAACCTCTCCTTTTTCTGGTCTCTTCTCACTTACAGCTACTTTTATAAATTTTGTTTTCATAGAATTATTCATTTAAATCCGTAATTCCTTCAGATAGCTTTTTATACTGGTCTTTATTGACACAAAAAAGAACTGGAATATACTTCTCACTCATTAAGCCAAGTAAGGTAGATTGATCAGCTCCCATTGTTAAATGAGAACCAGCTTTAACTTTTTCACCAGATATAAAAGAGTCAAATCTTCTTATATCAAGGTCATTTTCAGCCATAAATTGCATGATTTCAAATAATTTCATAATATTTTGATTTAATTGTTTTAATAAAAACCGGGCCCGATTTCCGAGACCCGGAAAACTAATAACTGTGTGATAGTAAGGTGTCAGCTTAATTCTGTGGCTTCTTTTATTAATTGTTCACATTCAGAATATTGACAATAATGAGTGCCGCCTAAATGTTTAATTAAATCGTTGACCCTCTTTAGCATTTCAAGCATTTCCGGGGCTTTTGAAATTAGCAGAGCATCAGCTTTATAATTCGCATAATTAAAAACACCAGTATGAAATCTACAGATAGTCCCATCATGAATATTTCTTTTATTTTCGATATTACTCACTGACAACCCGCCTTCTGTTACAAACCATTTCCCTTTTGTTCCTTTAAATTCCATCATATTTCTATTTTTAAATTATTATTCTGTGAGCTGATATTACAAGTATTCAAGATCTTTTGCTTTTTTCTGAATAGCTTTCATATCATCTTCTGAATATCCCCAATGTGGACAATAAAGGCCTCCATAACCATTTTCTCCGTTCGATTTTTCTCCAGATTGAATAAATTGTTTAAAATCTTTCGTCAGCCCCCACAAAGTCCCACCGTGCGTAAATCCTTTGGGTGGATAGCCAAATTTTGTATTAAGACATAATTCAGAACCATTGTGCTCATTTTTCATGTACAGTCTATTGTTTTTCATGAAAATTTCAGCTACTCCAAACTTTCCAGAAAAGAATTTCCTACCTCTTGAAGAAATTTCTTTGATTATTTGATTAACTATTTCAATTCTGTTTTCTAATGTATTTTCCATATTAAAAAGCAGTTTAAAGACTTGCTTTGGTCGGGTTAAAGTTTATTTTAGTAGTTCAGGATTTTCGTGGATATTACCAATGATTTCAATTCTATCTTTAGACAATCTTCTATGATCAAACTTGATGGTTGTAAAATTGTGTTTACCTTTATATTTCTCTGTTACATTCCTCAAGACAAAACTTGAGGAATAATCACTAAATTCAACAATGCAAGTATGTTCAGTGTAATTAAAATTATTTCCAGAATAGTTTTCTGAATTCTGATTATATAAGATTTTCACAATATCCCCTTCGTAAATATCTACACCGTTCTTGTCTTTCAAGCCTGTGAACTGCATTATATGCATTCCTATTCCTGAAGCTTCCCATCCAAAAATTGTCTGGTTGCTTATATAATCCATTCTATTTATAATTGTGCCATTTGCATTTACTGTATACGATCTAAATTTTATTTCTCTCATGATTTTTATTTTTTAAGTTTTAAAACGTCACACTATCGTAGTGACCAACGCCCGTGCGAAATTTAAGCAGCCAATTATTCGGATCTCACAAAGGACAGCCACTGGCAATATCGCTGTGTTTTAGCCAGCCTTCTGGGTTAAGGCGCAAGGCATTTTAATGTTACGCCCTTTGTGAGGTTTATTTTAAGCGGGTATTAACCCGATGAACTTTAAAATGATTTAAAATAATTTAACAGAGTATTGAAATATTTTAAATAGCGAGATTTGTTATAGTCATTTAAAACTGTGTGACTTTTCGTTTTCAAATTATGTTCAATCTTGATTCCTAAAGTTTCACAAGCTAATAAAGTATACTGTTGTAGTTTTTCATCAAGCCATTTTATATCACAGTCTCTATAAGAACCAGCTTCTAATTGTTTTACAATTTTTCTTATTGGATCTATCAATGTTGCATCGATAATGAAATTATTTAGTGCTTCAGTATTATTTGTTGCCATGATCTTTATTATTTATTGTTGTTATATTTTTTGTACGTTTAATTACATCACAAATGTATGAAGTTATATTTTAAATATAATAATATCTAATGTTAAAGTTTTGTTAAATATTATATTTAAACTATAAGTTGTAAATCACATAGTATAATTTATTATATTTGCATTATGGAAAAGCGTAAATACAATAGAATAAAAGCTGTTTTGGCTGAAAATGATGTTACTCAAAAATCGCTGGCCGAACATTTGGGAATCGGAACTGTTTCTGTTTCCCGCTGGTGCAATAATGAAGCTCAGCCTTCAATTGATGTTTTCTTTAAAATTGCCGAATACTTAAATGTAAGTGTTTGTGATTTGCTTGTTAAACAGAATTAATCTTAGATCTTACATCTATTGGGTTTATCAAACTTGTTTAAAACTCTATTTCAAGTTGAATTGTTGTTTCTTTATAAACCTGAACTCCTGTTTTGCACCTTATTAGATCAAGGAAAACATTATCAGTACACCAGTGACCACCGTCAAATACAAATACGTAGTTTCTCCTCCCTAAAAGTTTATATTTTATTTCACATGGATCATTCGGATATTGGTATTTTTCACCTATTTTGTAACAGATATTCATTTTGCTTTATTTAATATTGATTCTTGAAATTTAATAACCCTCTTTTGGTGCTCTTCACTTCCGGTTAAGACTTGAAACATGAAATCATCTATCTGCTTTTCTTTTTCGTCATAGCTTTTGTTTCCGGCGAAATGATTTCTTAATTGCCCAAAAGCTGTGATAAGGTCGTGAACAGCGTCTCTTTTATTTATTACTCCTAAATGCATCAGCATATTTGTTCCGGTTTTTAGAATCTGCGTTCCTATTGAACAGAACGAAAGCCATAATTCAACCTTTTCCCTTCCTTTCTCGTCAAAATCAGAAATTAGTTTATTTGGCTTAATAGATTCTTTCCTGATCGTTTGGGCCGGCGCGGTATTGATAAAGTTTACCGCAATCGGCTTGTTATGAATTGGGTTTGCAAGTATTTTTTTGATGTTCATTGTTAAATTCTTTATATAAATCTGCAACTGTTTTAATTTCTGGTTTTGGTTTCTGAGTTTCAATGAAATCTTTCATCCATTCGGTTTTTAACTCTGCAATAGCTACAATTCTTTCTTTGTGATTTTTCTTAAATTTTTCTAATTCGTTAGAATGGTAGTTCTTCGTATTCATCTCCAAATGCTTGATTTATTGTTGCGGTCGGAACTTTAAATTCCGAATATTTAAATTCATTCTTTGTAATCCAGTTCAAATTGTCGAACTGTACAGCTCCGTTTCTGTTTTCGCTTTCGTAGCGACCATTGTTTAAGTTGTATCTAAACTCCCAAATTCCGGTACTTCCCATTGTTTGATTTAATTTTGCCTTGCTTATTGCTACCTGACCATAGGAAAGAAATTCTAAAGTATCGTCTTTCTGCTCTCTTCTTACTGAAATTCCGTAAGATGTCATATTGAAGAAATCTGCTGAGCCTGAAATATCATACATGGATGCAATCGGAAATTTGCCATCTTTGTTTTTTTGCAACTTTGTAGGATGCGCGATGAGAAATAAAAGCGCATCGTTTCTTTTAACAAATGAAATAATCTTTTTTAAAACCTTTTTGATGTACAAAAGCTTATCCTGTGTATAATCCTGATCAGTTTCTATACGGTTAAAAGGATCTATGACAAATATTTTTACGCCTTTCGCTTTAACCAAGTATTCAAAACGAGTAAGTATTTCATCTAGGGTCATATCGTCAACCGGTGCTACCCAATAATAATTGTCATTTAAATAATCCTGAACCGAGTACCTTTCGGCATCTGAAGGACAATGATTTTTATCAAATTTAAAGCCGGAGAACTTAGAAAACACTTTACTGAAATGAACCGGCAAAGGTGCTGATTCTGGGGAGTAATATCCCACCTTCCAATTATGAAGAAAATTTAGTTTAGCACAAATAAAATCTATAAATTCAGATTTTCCGGACGTTGGCGAACCTGTTACTGTTGCATAATGACCAGTTAACCACCTAATTTTTTCGTCTAAATCATCAATTCCAATTGTTTTTCCTTGAGGTAAACCGTTCTCAAAATAGGAATCGAGTTCATTTTCAAAATCGGAAACCTCATAAACATCTGGAACCCGAGCCAATTTAGCTGTTTTAATCACATTTAATAGGCTTTCTCTTCCTTCGTGTATCAATACTTCATTTGAGTCTTTATATTGCTTAAAAGAGGCTATTTTGCATTTTTCAATCCCAAGCCTTCTTGTAAGATCATTTTTCAGCTCGATCCCTTTCAAGTCGTTATCGGTTGCAATTATGAAAGTCTTTACATTATTAAGCAGGTCAAAGCTACTATCGAAGTATTCCATTTTTCCCGTATTTGCCCCGTTTGGAACTGAAACTACATATTCGTGTCCAGACTGGATAACTGACAAACAATCAAATTCACCCTCAACAATAACAAGCTCCCCTTCGTTCTCTATGCATTTTTTTATGCAATCGTAGTTGTACCAGATCAACTCAGCACCAGAAGAAAGTTTAAAATTCTTCTTTCCATCCCGAAATTTGATGTTTACCAGCTCTCCATCTTTGAAGTATGGGAAAATTATACAATTAGAGTTATTTTCAATCTGTGGCATGTATTCAGCCTTTTCACCGATTTTCATTTCTAAAAGAGTTCTTTGTGATATTCCCCTGCTTTCAAAATACTTAACCACATTTTCCGATAGCTTTGTAAAATTCTGCCATTCAATTTGAGGCTTTACATATTGCCTTTCCTCACGTGGCTGATGTTTCACGAATCTGGTGTCACAATGATTACAGTAACCTACTTCTTTTTCTGCGTTGTAAGAGAAACATTTTACATTCTTTTTCCTCCTGTTCCGGGAGCATTCTGGACAAGGCATTTGGTTTTCACCGTGTTTATTGGCTTCTATGTCATAGATCTGCCTTGTTGATAAAGAAATTATTGTTTCCATTAAAACATCGATAATTGAGGTTTAGAACTGTCTTTATTTTTTTCTCTGTTTTTCTTAAGCCATTTTAGCGCTGTCAAATACAAGGATGTATATTTTTTATTTTCCTTGTAATTTTCTACATCATTGAGTGTGGAATCTATTTCGTCTTCAGAAAAACCTGCTGACTTTAACTTTTCAAACTCTTCAAAAGAAATAGAGAGATGAGCGAAAGCTCTATAAGTTTCTTTTTCATTTCTCTTTATTTTCTCTTTCTCTTTCTCTTTATAAGGTGGGTTGTTTTGGGTTGTTTTTTTGGGTTGTTTGGGTTGTTTTTCGGCTCCATCTTCTTGATTTTTAGCGTTTTGGTTCCCTACGGGTGCTCCGCCTTTCTTCCCATTTTCCCTATTTGCAATTGCTTTTCTTATTCTCTTATTGACACTCTCGAGGGTTAACTGGCCACCTTCTTCGACCATTAAATCGGTAATCTTAACCCAGACATCTTCCCTAATAGTTGTGGATAAACGGCGTTCGACTTTAATCTTATCATTTAAAACATAACCTGAATTATCATACATCATAAATAATAACTCCAAGTAAATGTATCTTTCAAAAGGATTCAAAGTGTAGAACGAATCGCTAGTCCACCAATCTTTAGGATAAAATGTAAATCCTAGTTGTGACATATCTTCGTTAATTTGTGTGTGTATTCAAAAGCTTCACCAGGTCTATACCTGTGTTTTAATCCGGATTTAAAACATCACTTCTATTCCGGTAAAGGACTTATTGTAATTCTGAGAAAAGATTCATTCCAGCATTATCCATTTCTGTTTTTGCGAACCCGTATTGATCAATATATTTTTTTCTCTGGATGGTTCTTTCTATCCATTCTTTTGCTTTTGGGTAAAATTCCTTATCAATCTCAAATCCGTAGGCTTTACGATTTAATTCTATCGCCGCAACTAAACTGCTTCCGCTTCCGGCGCAAGGGTCAATGACAACTTCCCCCGGGTCTGTAAACAACTCAATAAGTCTTTTCAGAAGTCCAACAGGCTTTTGCGTAGGATGTAATTTTGGATAATTATTTATATCTTCATCTTCTACCCATTCAATACAGTTCATAACCATTTTACCTTTATTATTAAACTTTGGAAGCTTATCTCTGTATAGCAATAATCCATATTCGCAATTGCCGACTATTTTCATATTTGCTTTTAAAACCTGAGCGGAGAACTTTTTCCGAAAGACCAAAGGAATATAATTGTTAAGGCCGTGTTTCTTTCCAAGTTCAGCCACATCATACATTTGATTAAAAGCACAGAAAACAATCATAGCCGGAGCTTTACCTTTTTCTTTTGGTTCTGGCTTTAACATCTTTGAGCAGAAATGCATGAATTCGGCAGGTTTAAAATTTTTATCTGTCATAAAAAATTCTTTTCCCGCAAGTTCACTTTCACCATTTGAATTGTCCCCGTCATTGTACCACGCTGGATTGCTTGCGTAAGCTTTATTTCCTAAATTATATGGAATATCAGCTATAATTAATTGAGCTTTAGGGATGTGATATTGCTTATAATTTTGATGATGGTCTCTATATATCATATTCATTTTATTGAGGTTCAAATTCCTTTTTTCTCACTGCCATAAATCGGGTTATTTCATCTTGGGTAAAAAACACCCGACCGCCAATTTTAACACCTTCAACCTTTCCATTTCTATAATTTGATATGAATTTACCATGCTCAATTCCTGCTTTTTTAGCCGCCTGTTTTGTATTAAATAATCCTTCCGTTGGTTCTTGTTCAACTTTGGGTTTTTGCGTTGACATTCTTTCACGGTAAAATTCATCTTCGTATGATGGTGCAAACCTTACAGTTTTATTTTGTGATTTAGCGTATTCTAAAGCCGCTAATGCGTCCACTTTCGCTAGCATCTTTGCGTTATGGCTGTTCGGAATGTTATCCTGAGGTAAAAGATCTAAAGTCTTTTGACGTATCAAAGCTTCAATTTCTGGATTTTTTTGGGGTAGTTTTTTCATTTTTCTTAGCTTTTGGTTCTTCGATTCTGATTAATTCTTTTTCGTTCCATTTGAATAACCCTTTCGAGTCACGGCCGATGTAGTATTTATCATCGTGTTTCATTAGGACACTTTTTCTAATCTCCAGCCGATAATTGAATTAAAGTACTGAGTGTTACCTTGTGGACTTACCCACTCTCTTCCTCTGATATTAATCCCAACTTTAACTTTTTCACCTCCCATCAGGTTATCTAGCAATACGATTTTGTCTGACACAAATTCAATGTTGATAGGTTGAGGATATTGCTCGTCGGTAAGTATTACCATTTCTCTTTTCTGGAAACCGCTTGCAAAAGTTTGGGTTTCTCCGATGTGTTTTATTGTTCCTTGTAATTCCATTATATTGTAATTGTTTCTATGTTAATTGTTGTTGATTTATCCTCGCAGATGTCGTAAAAAGGGCATGAAATGCATTTGTTGAAACTTCCATTGCCTTTATAATTATTCTCGGCATATTCTCTTATTATTGATGCAGTATGCGATATTCTTTCCTTGTGTCTGTCAATAGCATCATGTGTTAGTTTAAATTGGAATATTTTAACCCATTTATCCTTTCCAAAGACGATAAAGTAGAAAGGCCTCCATTTGCCTGTTTTCTCATAAGAGACTAAAGAATAGTGAGCTGCTTGTATTTCAGAATCAATATCATTTTCCGGATCTCCCCAACCGTTCCACCGATCATCTTCTTTAGTTGCCGTCCATTTCAAATCATAATTTGCTATTTTCGTTTTGTCTTGCAAATCTTCATTTTCATGGTCTATATTTCCGGATAAAGTTTTAGACTTTAATTCAACTTGACTTTTACCTTTTGAAATATCCAACCCAATTTTATTAAACACATCTTTAGCAAACAGAATAAGATTATCACAATCTAGAAACGCCTTAGTTTTTTCTCCCGGAATTTCATTTTTAGGCATGAACTTTATAAACTCTGCTAATTCAGTGTTGTTTTTGCCTACATAATCAAAACCAGTCGTGTCGTTATCTCTGATGTATTTAATCAAATCTTCTTTTTTCGCAGTTGATTTTGGTTTTAATGAGGTTGGCATCAAACGGTTAGGTTCTTGTTTTAATCCCCCTCTGCACGCTCCAAGCAATTCGCTTTCAAAGTATCTTCCTAGCAACATGTTTTCCGATGGATCATATAACTCATAACCCATTACAAATGAGAAATAAATCTGTTTCGGACAATGATCCTGTTTTAAGACTTCTTTAATTAATGACTGGCTTATTAGCATTAGTTTACTGTTTCTTTAATTCTTGGCGAAAATATATCTGCTCTTGCACCCCTATTTAGATCGCGGCCAAATAGTTTTCCTAATGATTGTGCAGCGTTTTTAAGGCATTCAGCTTTTAGTTTTGGAAATCCCAAATCAAGGGCATTTGCTTTCTTTTTTGTAACATCCAATGCTGACGCCCCCTTGTCTACCATTATTATGATTGAAGCCGCTCCCACTCTTTTGTATTTTTGACCTGTAACCGGATGAGTAACAATTAAATCTAGACTTCCTACTACTTCATTACTTATTACAGACCATCTAAAGTTCTCTGTTTCCCATAATCCAAGGAAGTATTCGTCTAAGGTCATTTCAATATGAGATATTCCGATTGACCTCGCTCTTCCATCCGGTGTAGATTCAACGCCATCTTTAGGATCATGCTTATTAAGATTGGTTACAAAATTTTGAAGTTTTATTCTTAAATCTTCTTGAGGATGCGCTACTTCGTTTGTTTTGGTTTGCGCTATTGTTTTTTCCATTTTAATTTAGTTTTCTGTAAATCCCGAAAGGGGATCGTCCTATTTTTTTAATACCTATTTTTATTATCTTTCCAGAGGCTTCCAATTCTGAAAACCTTCCGCTAATCTTATGATGATGTCGCCCCATTCTTACAGCAATTTCCAGTGTGCATAAGATTCCATCAACATGACTTAATATTTCTAATTTCGTTGCTGACAAAGTTTGCTTTACAATATTAAAAGCCACTTTCGAATTCTCGTTGTTCCTTCCTCTGCTGTAATCTATTGGTTCCATATCTTCATTTTTGATTAGCTTTATATTCCTTAATAAATTCGTTAAGTGCGGTTATTTCCATGTCGGAAAGCTTGTCATGTCCTAAGCGTTTGTGGTTGATGAAAAAGATTCCTCCCACGTTTTCGATTATTATTGTGACTTTCATGGTTACTGCCTTTTCATTAAGTATTCAATTAAACACACGCATTGGTAAACAAACCATACCTTAATATTAAATAGTACTGTTTTCATGACGCAATTGATGTTTTAAATTTGTTTTTGAACTCTAAGATTTGCTCTATTGTGGCTTTAAGTTCTTCCACTTTTTCTTTAGAATCAGCCCAAGCCATAAAAAACCTAGAACTTGATACTTCTGATGGATCAACCGAATTAATTGACGTATAAGAAACCATCATTTCTGTCTGATAATCAAAATCATTTTCGTTTACTGATACATAAAGCGTCTTACTTCCTACACACAGTACTCGGGATTCTTTAACTGTTACTTTTCCAGAAGCAATTGAAATATTATAAAGAATGTCATTTGTTTTAATATTTGTTTTCATATTATTGGATTTTAATGATTAAGTTTTCTTTCAGGTAATTTTCGATTTCTCTTTTTTCCAAAGAGTTGAGATATAAATCTTCGCACTCCTCATTGTCGTAGGCATTAAGAAATTTTACCTTTACCGACTTTACGGATTTACCGTATTCAGGATGATTTTCAACCTCTATTTGTAAATTCACATCAACATTTACAGCTTCATCTTCAAATAGCGAATAATCTTCATCAATGAATCTTTCATCTGCTACAATGACCAAAGACATATTTTGTTCTTTTATTTGGTCAATAGAATAAAATTGTTGTACATTTGTTTTCATAATAATTCGATGTATTTCGATTTTTAAACTTCTAGCTTGCGGGCCCCAACCGTGAGCTATTTTTATAATTTACCTTTAGCGATTAATTCACTTATGTAATCTGAACAAAACTTCCGGATTTTAGGTTTAGTTTGTTTTTTATCATTCACTCGCCCAAGTGTCCGGTTACACAATTCTATTTTTTTATCTTCCGGAAGCTTATTCAGATATTCTTTTGCTATTTGATAGTCTAAGTTCATATACACTCAAGGATTTTTTTAACTTGCCTTTTTCCTTCCTTAGCCTCTTTTATCTTAAGATCTGCATTTTCATCTGCTTTTTTCATTAGCTTGATGATTGCTTTCTTATTCTCCTCAGAAATATTATTTCTTCTTAATCTCACATCTCTAATTGTAGATAGACTAACATTTGTTTCAGTACTCACATCAGCCATATCTTTCGGGCTGGTGAACGTTCTCAGAAATTCTGATAGCTTTTCACTTATAGGTTTTCCATTTGTCAACTCTGCCATATTTATTTCTCTTTAATTAAACTACCGTATTTTCACTATTTTTTACTGACACAATTTTTAACTACATTTGCATCGTGTTGTATTGTTGATACAAATATAAACAACTTTTCAACTACAAACAAACAACTTTTGAATAAAGTTGTAATTATGTTGTAATTTATAATCATTCTAAACAATGGATGTAATCACTTATGAACTTAAAACAAAAGGTTTTTATAACTTCTTAAAAATTAATAAATTAAGAAACAAAGACTTGGTGCAAATAACTGGATATGATAAGGGAAATGTTAGTAAATATATAAATCATAAATTATCGCCTCCCGACAACTTTATTACAACTTTAGAAAAACACTTTAGTGTAAGACTTGAAGATTATCTTAGCAATAGTGAACTGTTAAGTGTTCCTGTTCAGCCTGAAAATATAGAAAAAGTACCAAGTAATAGAAAAACTTTTGATCCTATAATTGACATACAAACTATTCCAGTGTATGATTCAACTGCTACTTTGGGAATAGTAGAGATATTTAACGGTTCTGAAAAAGGCAATGTGCTTAGCTATTTAAGCATTCCTAACCTTCCAAAAAGTGACGGAGCAATATTTATGACTGGTGATTCTATGTACCCACTTCTCAAATCGGGAGATATTGTTGCCCTTAAAATCATAAGCCCTTTGGATATAATTTATGGAGAAATGTATTATGTGGAGTATTTTGGAGAAGATGAAAGTACTGAATTTAAAGTAATTAAATATGTTAAAAAATCCCTGGCAGGATTAAACCACATACAATTGGTTTCTTACAATCAACATCATGAGCCTAAAGACATACTTATAAGTAGAATAAGAACGATTGCTATAGTAAACGCTTCGGTAAGATATAACAGATTATGAATTAAAAATCATGAAAAAAAAATTAAAAAATTCAGTATTATTTTTATTAACGTCTCTTTCTCTTTCTTCTTGTAGCAAATCAGAAGATGAAGAAGTTAAACAATTTATTGGAACCTGGAGGATTATCCAGACCGTTACGAAAAAACAAGGAGTAGTAATTAATACTTCTAATTTCACTGATTGTCAAGGCAAGTCAAATTATAAGTTTGAAAGTTCCGGAAAAACAATAGTTTCTTATTATTATAATACAGACTGCTCAAACCCTACAACTGGAAATGGCCAATACAATGATAATTCCAAAAAATTAATGATGGGGGGTTACGAGTATTCAGTACAATATTCTAATTCTGATATGTCCTTAATGCGTAATGATGTTATAGCTGGAGAAAAGTATGAATTTACAACAACATTAAATAAAATTAATTAGCATTAACTTGAACACTTGAGTAAAAAGAGTAAAAAAAGAGTAAATAATGTCTATTTTTTGCTTGTTTCGAAAAATATAAACCTCTGATTATCAGCGTTAATTAAAATTCAAGGAGAATCCCTCCAACTCCACTTAAAAACCTGTAAATCGTTGATTTACAGGTTTTTTTTATTTAAAGGTGCTACATTAGGTGCTATTTACATTTTATATAAAACTAATATAAAATTGGTTTTCCAATTATTACAACTATCAAAGCTTTCCACTATAGGAAACCATACATCCACGACAGACAACAACAAATTAAATATATTAATAAATATTTGCATTTTATATAAGTTTTACTTAAATTTGATTCAATAATAAATTCATTTAAAATGAACCATATCAGTGAAGACAGTTTATTAAATCGTAAATGCATGTATGTTGATAGAACTTCATATCTTTCAGGTAATGACCTACAAAATGCCTTAAATGAAATTCAGAATGCGTCTAGCATCTACAATATTGATTATTCTGAAAAAATCATATCAGCTTTTCAAACTTCTGCGTCAGAAAAATGCAGAATACTTTCTACAGAAGACATTATTAAATTAATTGATCTTCTTGAAAAGGTGACCGCAGAAGATGACACTCTAATACATGTAAAAAAATATTTGATAAAGCTTAAAATTGTAGCAAAGCTTTTGAAGTTTAAAATTCAATTCTTAAATATTTTAGATATGAGAGCAATTATCCGCAGTTTTAAAAATAACATAAAAAATATTGTAGAAGAAGAAGATTTTAAAATTAATATTTCAATAGATGAAAGTATTAATTTTAAAATCTTAGTAAATGAATTCCAAAATAGAGTTATCTCAAAAAATAAATTACGTACTGACACACTGTGATATGCCAGTGGAGGTGAAACAATTGCTATTAAATATTAAAGATGAATTAAACAAGGATCTTAATAGCGATGAAAAATTTGATCTTTGGATTAAATTAATTTCAATTTTTAAAGATGTTGCTATAGTAGCAACTAATATCATTAAAGGACCTGAATAATGACAATAGGACAAGTTATTAAAATATTGCTTAAAAAAAAGAATATTACTCAGTTGCAGTTAGCCGAAAAAATTGGCAAAAGTACAACAGCTATTTCTCAAATAGTAAAAGGACAATATAGTCCAACCTCAGAAACCTTAGAGAAGATATCAAAGGTTGTGGATGTACCAGTTCCGGTAATGCATTTTTTAACTATTTCAGAAAAGGATATTCCCGATGATAAGAAGCAGCTTTATAATTTATTAGCGCCCTCAATGAATAAATTTCTCAACGAAATTTTTGAAATTTAACAAAATCCCATCTGTATTAAGATGGGATTTTGTTATCTAGTAAATCATTTAATACTCCTTTAAAATTTAATTTATTATCGTTGCATAAGGCAATCCAAGTTATGTATGTTTCATGTACTTTTTAATCAGCTTCAGAATTACACAATTTCATTTAAAGAATTTTTTCGCATAAATCATTAAATCTATATAACAATGAACTTGCAACTATTTTTGAGACAAAATTTATATACTCTTTATGCTACATTTTTAGATTGATTAGACATTAAATTTTGATACTCTCTTATGGTTAAATTTCCTAAAGCTGAATGCCTTCTCTGGGTGTTGTAAAATGTTTCTATATATTCAAACACAGAGTTTTTGGCGTGGTCTCTAGTTTCATATTTATTTTGATAGACAAGTTCGGTTTTCAGAGTTTTGAAAAAACTCTCCGCTACAGCATTATCATAGCAATTTCCCTTTCCACTCATACTTCGGGTAATATTTTTCCCGACTATTGACGTAAATTCTGTGCA